TACCTTGCTTCTTAAACGATACCTTTAACTTCATCATCTTTGCAGACTGGTTAAACTTATCTGTTTCAGGTTTCTGTATACCTTTAACTTTATAAACAATGGTCTCTTCTTTAAGTTCTGTTTCAAACATTTCTCTGAAAGTACTCTCTATTGAGAATTTCTTTTGAAAAGGAAATCCTTTCAATGGGTCTTTACCCATAACATCTTCACCCAACTGCATAACAGTTTTCATGAATCCTTTAGGGTTTTGTTTCTGCATTGCTTGAATAACTTTAACATCTGTCATGTCCAACATCTTCATAATACCTGCTAATGCTGTTTTGTTTGTGGTTTTGAACATCTTTGCTAATGGTTCATCCTTAGATTCAGTTACAGATTCCTTTTTATCTTCAGTGAATACAACACCTACATTTAGTTTGTACTTAACTTCTTCGTTTGCAAACTGAAGTGCTTTCTTAACTTCTGTCTTCTTAGATAAACCTTTCTTAAGTTTTTCAATCTGTTTGATTGCATAGTTCATTGCACCACTATGGTCAAGTGCAATCTCTACTGCTTTCTTAAGGTCTTTATCTCTGATTGGATTCTTTCTGAAGTAAGTAGATATCTCTTGTCCAGTCATTTTCTGACCATCCATAGCACCTTCTTCAACGTCTTCTTTAGGAACACAATTCGGAACTTCTTTTCCATCCATCTTCTTCATTCCTACTTGTTTGTAGTCTTTCCAACAAGGGTCATCTTCTGATAGACCTTTACATGGGTGTGCTTCTTCAGACATCTTTAGAAGTTTCTTGGCTGCATTTCTGTCGTGGTATGTGAACTCATGGTCTTTCTTAGTCTTGTCGTCTCTTACGATGTAACCTTTTGGAGTCATCTTGGTAATTTTACCCATGTACTTGGCACCATCTTTTTGGTAGTAATCTACTTCTGTACCAACTTTAATTGAGTTCTTAGTTTCTGCACCCATACCGTGTTTTGCAAGTTCTCTATAGTTCTCTGAAATTGTTGATTCATCAAGGATTGAAATTATGAAATCTTCTGCATCGTGTTTACCACTGACTTCACCAGTTTGTGATGCCCAACCTAGTAATTCGTCTTCTACTTTAGAAGGTAAATCCTTGTTGTTTTTTCTGAAATCGTCAATTGCACGTTTGTGTTTTGTTATAAGTTTTTTCCAGTCTTTATCACTTGGATACATTTTGATTACTTTTTTATAATCTTCACCTAAATCGGTTACTTCAAACTCTTCGTTGTGGGGGAAACCTTTTAAAGGATTATCAAACACTTGACTGAAGTGTTTTCTTGCACTCTCTTGTTTTTCTTCATTCTGAAGTGCAATCTGAGATAGGTACTCTTCAACTTGTTGGCCTGGAGTATCGTTCTGATATGCAAGACGAGTTTCCTCTGTCCCTACTTCGTGAACTCCGTTATCTGTTTTATTTCCGTTTCGCATTTGGTAAGCACCCCTTTTCCTTTAGTTTGTCCCTCATACGAGGTTCTTTTCTGTTATAATTTTGAGTAACGATACTTAGATTAGATTTGTCGTTGTTCATAGGGTTGTTATCCTTATGATGTACGTCTTTATCTGAAGTAAGTTTCTTACTATTCTTTAAACTTCTTCGTGCTTCGTTTCTCTTTGCACGTCTTTTAATTTGTTCGGGGTCTGAGTGGTAGTTCTCATACTCCTTTTTGTAATCTCTGTCTTCTTCGACTTCGATCTCTTCTTTCCTACCTTTTTCGTATTTCTTGATAGAGTCTTTTGCAGACTTCATCATTCTCTTATCATGTTTCTTAAGAGTTGCTTTCTGTTTCTTGTCTTTATCAGAATAGTATCCCTCTTCAACCTCTTCTTCACCCATAACTAGTGAACTTAATTGTTGTGCAAGTACTGTAAGTTGTGCCTGAGGTATTGATTGAAGGGCATCTAATTGTTTCTTCGTTAGTCCTTTAACCTTTTTAATTGCATCCTGCATCCTACCTTCTTCTAACTCTTCACCGAACTTAAGGAATAACTTACCCTTTTGTTGTTCTTTATCTGTAACTTTATGTCCAACCATTGCACCGATAGTGTTAATCATACCAAGACCTTTCTCGGGATTTCTACTATACTCTTTTTCTAATCTGTCTGCAACCTTTTTAGTAATCAATTTAATGATATCTACAGCTGAAGTTACTAACTTACCTTCCTTTATGTGATAACCAGTATCGTCACAATGGTCACAACCTTTTCCACCACATTCGGGACAAGTCACCTTACTTTCTTTAAGTGGTTTTGCCATACCAATACCGTGGTCTTCTGCAGTTTTTAACTTAGATAACTCGGTATATAATGGTCTTAAATCATGTTTTGCATCTTTAGTAAGTTTTGCAAAGATACTTACTTTATATGCACTTGAACCTTCTTCAGGACTTCCAAATACTTTATTTCTTGGATTATCTTTAATATCTAATTTATGTTTCTTACTGTAAGTAGATACAATTTTCTTTGCCATTTCAAAGTCTTTCTTAGATTGTTTCTCATCACCTTTGAACTGAACATATAGGTCGGTAACTCTTTCAAATCCTTTCATTGTGTCGGGTTTGAATGACTCGTTTGCCTTTCTGTCTGCATCTCTTTGTTTTTGAATTGCAATATTCTCGGACTCTTTCTCTTTCTCTAATCCAAGTTTCTCGTTACTTCTCTCGTGTTTATCTTTTAACGATTCAAGTTCCTTTTCTTGTTTAACTTTAAGGTCTTCCAACTCTTGAACCTGTTGTGCTTTTATATTAGCTTGTTTAACTGCAACGGGTTCTTCAGAAAACATTGTTTGGAAAGTCTTAATCTTATCCTCTCGTGCAAGTTTCTGTGTCTTTAATATGTCGTTTAATAAATCCATAATACTATTTAGTCTTTTTTAAATGTAACTCTCGTTCTTTCCATGCGATTGCAACTTTATTGTTAGGGAATACACCAGTCCATGACATGAGTTTACCATAAAGACCATTTGTCTTCTTTTTAAGTGCATTAAGTGTATCATCATTCTCTATCTTAATGAAGTCTCTACCGAACATCTTCTGTAATTTAATGGCATTTGCATTTGATTTGTTCCAATCTTGAGTAACAATTTCGGGTGGAACTTTACGAGGTCTCGCTTGATTTCTAGATTGTGCATTCTTTAGTGATGTTTGAACATAAATCATCTTAGATTCATATCCAAGTACATCTAGATTCTTTTTGTATGCTTGGATTTTACTATCATTTGCTGATGTAGTGTCGAAGATAAGTCCCAGTCTGTTACCGATATACAAGTCCATACCTATCTTAGTAACTGCTTTTGCTCTTGCACGAATAGGGTCATAGTCTTTAGGGTCGTTCTTAGATAGGTCTAATGATAATCCTGCTTTCTTAAGACCTTTCTCAAATGCACTATCTGTATTGACTAACTTAAGTCCTAATGCTTTAAGGGAAAGACCATCAACCACTTCTGATTTACCACTTCCAGGCCCACCCATTAGAAATACTGCTTTAAATATACCTTGGTCATAGACTCCTTCGTTAAGTAAGTCCTCTTGCATGTAAGATGGTAGTGTATTCTCTTTAAGATTCATACCTCTTCTTACTGCTTTCCAAAGTTTGTCTGCATGTTTTTGGTCGGGTACACCTGTTTTAAATGATTCAAAGTCGTTTTCAGTTGCAGCCAATCTCATCTTAGATGCACTCATTCCACTTACGTCATCTGAATCGGGGTCTCTTTCTCCAGCAGAGATGATTTGAATGTCATCAAACTTATAGAAACCATGTCTACCTTTTACTGAGTTGTATTTGTTTAGTATTGTAGTGAATTCTTTAACTCTATCTGAACCAACGACCATACGAATTTTAGTGTAACCTTGTGTGTAAAGGTCTGTAACGATTTCGAACACTTGTCTTGCATTACTGTTCATTACCCCAACCTTTCTACCAAAGAATAGGTTCATGAATTTCTGTTTAGTACCAAAGTCTAGTGGGTTCTTCTTGGCATCTTGTGAATGTGACATATAGATTAGAGGAACATAACCACCACTAGTAGATTTTGTAAGTTTATCAACAAGTTTTGCATGTCCAACTGTAGGTGGATTGAATCTACCAAAGCTAAACACTGCACCTTTTGTTTTATCTTCCTTTACAAATCTATTAAATGTTTTCATTATTTATCCCATGCCTTTGCAGCGTTAAAGTTATTCTGACTGAACTCCATTCTGTCTACTAACTTAACTGCACTTCCGTCTGAGTCAATTGCAACATAACCTTCAGGATTGACCACTTCAAATCCTGTGTCGGTCTGTTTGAATGTACCCACACTCTTTACTCTATTTAGGGCGTTAATAATAAGTTGTTTTGCAGTAATGATGTATCCTTGGAAATGTGTAAGGTTGTCTACCATTGCTCTGATGACATTTAAGTCTCTCATGATATCCTTACCAATCTGTTCTTTGATTATCTTATTCTTTTCAGTTTTAATCTTTGCAACAATCTTATCTCTCCAATAGGTCTCTACATGATTCATATAGTCTTGACCATTCGGATTCCATTTACCAGCTCTAATCAATGAGTTGGTGTATGTCTTGTAGGATGCTCCAGCAGCTCCCTTTGATGTTAGTGTCTGTTGGATGTCCATGAATTTCTTAAGGTCTTTTTTAGTTATTCCGTGGAATGCTCTACCTGTGTTCTCAAGTGCCTTAGTCAACTTAAGTGTTTCTGATGCCTGCATATTACCATAACCAGTTGTGTCTTTGTATGTTGCATCATCCATCCATACATCTGAATTCTTACTTGGAAGTTTTGCACCGAATGATGCACTTAGTGTATCAATACTACTCCCCGAGTAGGTTGTGTGAAATACGATTCCTAGTTTTGCTGAATTCATTTCCTTTCCAACTGCAGAATCAGCTTCAACTGCATATAGAATTGTATTGGGTTGGAATGTAATGAACTTCTTTCCGTCCATTGATGTAGATTTCTTATCGTTAGTGAACATTAAGTCACCTTGAAGGATTTGTTTCATCCCTAATTTAGATAAGTATTTGAATGAGTCTAGGAACTTGGATTCAAGTTCTCCACTTAGTTCGGGTGCATCCTTAATTTCTTGTTCGGATGTATAGAACTTAGGTTCTTTATTGAATAATGATTTCTTTGCAACAAAGAACTTCTTAGTTTCGGGATGAGGGCCACAAAAGATTGCAGGAGCTCCATCCCATTTAACAGTCATGTTAACTCTACCACTAGAGTTACCCTTGAGCATGTTTCTGAGTTCTTGTAGGAAGGTTATAGATTGACGACCACCATCAATACCAAAATTGATAATGTTATCTTCTAAGTGTTCTAAATGTAAATTCTTGACTGCCATATAGTAGATTATACACTAAAATGTGTATCCTGTCTACTATTTATAAGAATTAAAAGGTGTGTTATTCGGAAATAAGAGCTTCAAGCATTTCTGCATGACAAATGTTAGCATCACTCAAGTCATCTGTTAGAGAAGCAACATAAGATGCAATGTAACCATCTGCAGTCAAATCAAACCATCTCTTGTATTCTCCTTTCTCTTGGTCTGTTCCACTTGCACTAATTCCATTGTCTCCAGTCATTGATGGATGAGCTGTTCTCCATTCCGTAAGAAGAGTCGATAGACCAGCAGATAAAACTGTATTTCTTGTAGTGTCATCAAGTTCAGCTTGCACAATATTATTATCTGCATCTAAACCTGTTATTGCAGGTATTTTATAAGTACCCGAAACATTATTAAACAGATTTAATTCCTCTTGAATGCCATCCACATAATTTGTTTCATATGTATCACACTGTTCTTGTGTAAACAGGTTTGCTGTATATCCATGTACTGTTGTTGGAAGTGCCATTGTTAATTT